ACTCAAAACTGAGTGTTTGAACGTCTCCGCGTTTAATTGTCTGAAATGCTCTATTTCCAATGTCTGTGTCTGGTAGTGTTGCCTTGAAGTGCAAGCCGTCATCACGGTCTTCTAAAGTCATAGTCCCAGACTTTGAAGAGCCAAGAATCAAATCTGGGTTGTGGTTATAATTCAAAAAAACATTTCTCTTGTCGGCTAATCCTTTTTTCCAAGCTGTTTTTGTTATAACTTCCTGCTCGGCATCTGCATAACCAATAAACATTTTCTCTGAGGGTGTGTCATAAGGAAGAAATCCCTCTATTTGTTTTGAGTTGTCTTCAGATTCTGTAGAGCGACAAATAACTTTTTTTAATAAACGTTTTTGTATTTCCATTTTTTTAATTAGTTCCTTTTTACTTAATAGTTAAAGTTTGTCAGAGCCTAGATTCTCTGCCTCTGCGTTAGTCTGAGTGTGTGTTGTCTGTTCCAAGAGTTCCTGTTGTTTCTGTTTTGCAGAAGCCGCTAAACTTGATTCAATGTCTTCACGGATAGGGAGCAATGCAGAATTTCTGTAGAGGTAATCACCGCCTTCAATTTCAGGCATTTCAGACATTCGGCGAATTTCATTTGGTGTTAGTTGTCCGTTGTTTAATTGCTGAGTAAATGAATTGATTTTTACTGCAAGAGAAGTTTTCAACAGAGAGTTGAAATTAAACTTGATGTAGTATTTGCCACGGTCTTCTAATTTGAACAGGTTCTGAAAGTATTCCTCAAAAGTGTTTGTGATTGGCTGAATTGCGTTCATAGAAAACATAGTTGTTAGTGATTCAATGTCAGTAATGTTTTCACCATTGAGGTAAGCAACAGGAACTCCAAAGATTTCAGAAATAATTTTCTGTGTGAATTCTCTATTCTGTTCTAACTGCATAGAATTCGCGTCAGTTATTCCAGAATCTATTACAGAGAATTCAACACCATCTTTCTTTAGAATTGGTTTAGAGGCATTTTTTACGCCTGAGTAATTCTGTAAAAATCTTGAAACAATTTCCCGTTCGGTCTTTTCGTCTATGTCCTGTCTTGCCTTGCTTATGTCTATGACAAGTCTTTTTCCTAAAGAATTAGAAAAATTGTTCTCAGTGAAGGAATCTAGACTGTATGCAGAATCAAAAGTTTTCTTGCATACGTCAAAAATTGAATAGCCTTTTGTTCCATCATAGTTCCAAGGGGAAGGAATGTGTAGAATTCTCTCTGAGGTGTATTCTTGCCCCTTATGGTGGAAAATCTTCTGGTTGTACTCGTTTCTTGTTATTGTTACGTCAGCAGGATTTAATCTGAAGAGATTTGAAATTTCCCCAGTCTCATTATCTTTGTATAAAAGTAAGAAAACATTTCCTGCAAAATAATCTCTGACTATGTTCTGGAAAAATAAAGTATGTTTCTCTTCCAAGTTAGGGTCTTTTAATAAATCATAGACAGGATGACTTACTTTCTGATGATTTGAATTTTTGTATACACCAAAAGACAAGCCGGCTATAGAGTTTGCGATTCTCTCAATACAGGCGTTTGTTGTTGCATCTCTCTCTGTTGAAGTTTGAATTAAGGGTGTAAAATCTTGTATGAATTTAGGCTTAGATTTTGCCTTTGAATTCCAGCGTTTAAATAAATTCATTTATTTTCAATTTCCTTTTTTTGTTTAATAGTTAGTTGGAAATTGAAATGAGACTTAGAATACAGAGAGAATTTCTTCCAGAGTTAATTGTTTTTCTTCTGGTTTGTCTGCATTAACTTCTGTTCTATCAAGAGCCATAATTGCAGTTATTACACCATCAATTCTTGCAGTACTGCTTTTGTATTTCTTCATAGGCTTATACATTCCATTTGGTAAAGGCTTAATGCAGGCATTGCCCAGCATCCATTTCTGTACTGGGTTAGGGTCTATTAGTTTCTGTTCATAAACTAAACGCTCAAATTCCTTTGTTGGATTAAAAAAGTTTTTTATGCTTTGGTCATAAGCGATAAATAGAATCTCTGGGAGTTCCTCATCAAGTCTCTTTATTAAAAGCTGAGACTGCCAGCGGTCATAAGCGATTTCTTTTATTTGGAATCTCTGACAGTCTTTTTTTATGTCCTCAATAACATAGTCATAATCAACAACTGCTCCCGGTGTTGCCGTTACAATTCCACGGTCTACCCAATCCAAGAATTGAGTGTTATCTTTTTTGTATTTTTCTTTTAACGTTTCTTCGGGAATGTAAAACCTGTGTTTAAAATAAAACTTGTCCTCTTTTTTGAAACAGAGAGTAAAAGCGGTCAAGTCATTAACTGAGGATAAATCCAGCCCACCATAACAAGGAATTCCTTCTAGTTCTGAGTAGTCTATTTCTGTTTCGGGCTGAACCCATTTTGAAAAATCTATCCAAGCAGATGTATTGTCAAAAGTAAATCTGTTACAAGTTTTTGCTATGTAGTCAGGACGTTCTGAAGGCTGGTCTATGGCAGAATTCAAGTCTGAAATTATGTTTTCTTTTTTCAAAAAAGAGCCAAGAGAGGGATTAGATTTTAATAATAATTTTTCGTCCTTCCAGTCGTCTTTTTCGTCATACTCGTATATTAAAGAAAAGTAACTGTCATCTTTTAGGCTGCCCTCTAGTATGTGTTTTGATTTTTGGTATTCAACATAACAGGGCGAATCAGTGCCGAATCCAGCAGTAGTTATTACAAGCACTAATCCGTTAGTTCTTGCACGGCTTCCGTATGCCATAGCTGTTAAAGGTTTTGAACTGGCATAACTCCAGTATTCATCAAGGCAGGCAAAAGACGGCTTGAACCCGTCAAGATTTCCTGCTCCCTGAGTATTGAATTTCAAAAAAGATAAATCATCCTTAAACGTTATCCCATTGGCCCAGCAGTCACAAATTGAATCTAACTCTGTATTACTTTTTACTATTTAGGAAATTTCGTTGAAGGCTTCTTCCGTGTGTTTATCGTCTGCACTAATAAGATAACTCGCCGCCGCAGGTTCAGTTAAAAATTGGTACAAACAATTAGGAAATAACAGACCAGCAGTCTTTCCATTTTTACGGGCTACAAATACAAACGCTCTTCTGAATCGGCGGCGTTCAGGTTGTTTTTTGTAAACAAAACCATAGAGATTTGCATAAACAAACACCTGCCAAGGTAAAAGTTTTAACGGCTTTTTCTGGTCTGGTAAAATTAAACTCTCTGCAAAAGAACAGACCTCTTCAACGGCTTCAACACTATAGGCAAAAGGACTGTTGTCTTTTTTTATTTCAGCCAAATCATTCTTGAACCTTTGACAGGCTTGCTTTAATGCAAGGCAAGAGAGAATCTTATTTTTTAATACATCGTCTGCATACTGAGCGGCGATTCTTGAGTAGGCGTTTTTTTCAGACAATTATTTTTCCCTCTTGGCTTGGATTAACTTAGAAATGACAGACTGGTTTTCACTCTGTTTTTTTTCTATTTCTAAATGGTCTAATGTCAGTTTTGCCCGAGCTGTCGGTGTTATGTAGAATTGAGTTGCAACTGAGTTGAAAAGATTACAGAGTTTTATCCTGAGTTTTGTTAATGCCTCGTATGTTTCAAAGTCTTTGACCAAGTCTGTATTGTGCAATTGCTCATCTATGTCTTGTATTTGTTGCAAAGTAATAAACATTTGATTTATGGACGGCAAATCAGAGGGTGTAAGAATTTTTAATTGAGCCAAAAAATTTGTATGCCACTTATAGAAATCTATGATGTCCTTGTTATGAATTTCAGCAGGAACAGAAATAGAGAATTCTTCACCTTGTAAAATCGTCTGAATTGCGTTTTCTGTCTGTTCCTGTTTGCCGTGTCGGCTTGGCTTGTATGTCCCATTTAGTTTTTTTTCTGCTACAGTTTTTCTTGTCCTTGCCATTTAAAGTTAGTCCTGCCTTTTTGTTTTAATAGTCAGGATTTTTTGGAATTTCGCACGCAGGATTTTTGAACTGGAGAGGGGGGCGATGTATGTTATTTATAACTATTATAGATTATACCCTAGGGGTTTTTAGTAGTCATTTAGGACAGTAGGACAGGTTTTTATTCCTGAAATAACTAATTAGTTATAAGGGGGAATCAGCAATGATTATTTTTTTACTATTTATTATTGTTTTTATAATTACTTCTATTTTTGTTTATTTAATTTGCTTAGAGGATAAATTCACCAAAAAATTAAATCAGTCTGACAAAATAAATAATGCCTGCTATGAGCAGGTCAGATTATCTCTTGAGCGTATTGAATCCAGACTGTACCAGCTCTTGAACCAGCAAAAACAAATGGCAAATACCATAGACAAGATAGAAAACACTTTAGAACATCAAGAGAGAAGAATAGAACAATTAGAATCTATTATCCGTTAGCCTTTTTTGCTTCCTGCTCTCTTGCAGTAATTCTAGCATGGCATACCTTACATAAGGGAATACAATTATCTTTATCAAAGAATAATTCTCTGTTCCCTTGTGGAGGAATCTTGTGGTGAATCTCAAGAGGGAAGCCAGACTGTTCTTCAGTCTGTCCGCAAAGGCAACAACAGTTTCCATAATTATTAAAGACTTCAAGTCTGAGAAGTCGCCACTCTCTTGTATTATAGAACTGAGAATTATTTCTTTTTGCATTTTTAAAAGGCCTATGTTCTTTTTTCCACTGTTCCCGTTTTTTCTGGCTCTCTTCTAAATGCTTAGTACAGTACTTATGCCCCGGAACTGCAAGGCATCCACAACTGGGAAAAATACAAAGTGATGCTATCATCTTAAATCAAATCCTTCTGCAAGTCTTCCCTGACTTCTATTTCCCGTCGGGCATTTTCTAGCATTTGTTTTAAAAGTTCCTCGTTGTCTGGTCTGTTTTCTCTTTCTTCAAATTCAAGTGGTGACATTAACTCTGGTCTAGAGTTTCCAAGAATCCCGTCTTCTGAAATTGTTCTGAGACAGTAAACAAGATAATCTGCATAGTCAGAGAAATTCTCTTCTATGTGTAGAGTTGGCCCAGCTCTATAAAAAGTCTGACCGTCTATTTTGAATTGTATAAAAGACC